GCGCCTCGGCCTCTGCGACCACCATGGCCTTCGTGGCGGCCATTGACGGCCCAGACAGTCCGGCAGCCGCCGCCAGCATCACCACGGGCGCCTCCGCTGCCGCTGCCGATCATGCCGACAGTGCGGCCATCGCGGGGGTCGCCTGGACGACGGCGCAGGCCTCGTCCACGGATGCCACAGACAGCGTCGCAGCTGGCGCCTCGGTCTGGATGACCGGCAACATCATCGTCGGCGATGCGCCGGAGCAGAGTTCGGTCGGATCGGTCTGGGCCACCGGCAGCATCATCGTCGTCGATGGCCCCGACATTGTCGCGGCGGTGGCCGGAACGCTCGGCAGGGCCATTGCGCCGCCGCTGGTGCTGGCGGCCGAGGGTATGCCGCTCGGGATCCCGGCGGAAAGCGCGAGATTCACCGTGCCGGTCCAGGGCCCGGCGCTGGCCATCGCGAAGGAAAGCGCCAGGCAGGCCGTCGCCTCGGAGCCCACCAAACTTTCGGAGCAGTGAAGTGAGCGGATTTCAGACCGACATCGCCGGGCCTTACATCATCTCGAACCCGGCCGACAACCGCGACTATTCGCTGGACTGGTCGGCGAACCTGGGGCCGAGCGAGACGATCCAGACCTCGGTCTGGTCCGTGCCGGCGCCGCTTTCGGCGGGATCTTCCACGATCAATGGCGCGGTGACGACGCAGTGGATCTCCGGCGGCTCGCCCGAAGCCGTCTACGTGATTTCGAACACGATCACCACGAACCAGGGCCGAACGTTCGATCGGTCGTTTCGCCTGATCGTGCGCCTGGGCATCTGACATGCGCGCCGGGCTGCTGGATCGCAACATAACGATCGAAAAGCGCGCCGCTGGGGCCGATGCCACTTATGGGGGAATCAGCAGCACCTGGGTGCCCGTGGCCACGGTCTGGGCCGAGATATCCGATCTCACCGGCCGCGAGTATCTGATGGCGGCCACCGTGCAGGCGCAGCGCACGGTGCAGGTGATGATCCGCTACCTGCCGGGACTAACGGCCGCCATGCGTCTGCGCGACGGCGACCGGATCTTGCAGATCAACGCCGTCGCGATGCAGGGCCGGCGCGCATGGCACGTCCTGCAGTGCTCGGACTTCAACCAGGCGGCGCAGACATGACGACCGTCAACGTACAGGTAAAGGGCCTGCGCGAACTCGAGGCTGCGCTAGATGCATTGCCGCTGAAGGTCGGTGAGCGCGCCTTTTCACAGGCGCTGCGCGCGGGCATCAAGCCGATCCAGGATGCTGCACGCGAACTGCTGGTCAACCAGATTCGAGAGCACACCGGGAATCTTGTCAATTCGCTCAAGGTTCGGATCGTGAAGGCGAAAGGCTCAAGCGATCCAACGCAGGCCGAGGCCTTGCTGACCGTGGGCGACAAAGTTGCGTATTACGCCAACTGGATCGAGTTTGGCACGCAGGCGCACCTGATCCACGCGCTGCCGGGACATGCGCTGAAGATCGCATCTCTCGGATATGCCGAGCAGGCCGCGGTGCCTGGCATCATCCCGCGCGCATTCATGCGGCCGGCCTTCGACACGAAGGGCCTTGAAGCGATCGATCTTTTTGCGGAAGACCTGCGCGAATTCATCGAAATGGCGAACTGGTAGGCCATGGACGCCTCGCAAGTCATTAACGCGCTGCTCAAGGCGAGCCCGGACGTCGCAGCGCTGGTCGGCACGAACATCTACGCGCTCATCGCCGCGCAAGGAATCGCGCCGCCATACCTCGTCTACAAAGAGGTCGACGCGGTCCTGCAGCCAGTGATCGACTGCAAGCCGCCGCAACTGTGGCAGGCGCGCATCCAGGTCACCGCCGTGGGCGCCGACTATCCGACGGTCAAGGCGATCCTGGTCGCGGCATCCAAGGCCTGCAACTACCAGCGCGGCCTCATTGCCGGCGTGACGGTTTCATCGATCGTGAAAGAGACGGCGGGATCAGATGTTTTCGATGTCGGGCTGCAATCCTTCGAGCAGTCGTTCGACCTGATGGTGCTTTATTTCGATACTGGGAGTTAGAAACGTGTTCGTGCTGTTGAGCGAGGCTGGCAAGCGCAAACGCCTGACCGCTGAGCATATGGAAAAGATCCGCCTCGGTGGTCTCGCAAGGTGGGCGCGGGTGCGCCAGTCAACGAAAGGAGAAGGCTCGTGATAAATATCGGCGTTTACACCACGGTCGCATACAAGCAGGAAGTCACCTTCGGTGTCCTGCCAGCGGCATCAGCGGCGCAACTCATCCGGCGCCGCTCGGCGAAGTTAGAGTTCGCAAAAGCGACGTTTGAGTCGCCGGAAATCCGGCCGGACATGCAGGTCAATGATTTCCGTCACGGGCTGCGTTCCGCGAAGGGGAGCATCCAGCAGGACATCTCGCCGAAGTCCGGGAGTGATTTCTTCGCGGCGGTCATGGGCCGGGACTTCGCTGCGGGCGTAAGCATCTCTGCGGTGTCGCTGACCATGGCGACGGGGTCGATCGTCAATACGATCCAGCTTTACACGGTGACCCGCAGCGCCGGCAGCTTCCTCACGGATGGCTTCAAGATCGGCGACGTGATCCGCCTGTCGGTCGGTGGCCTGAACGCGGCGAATATCAACAAGAATCTGCAGATCACCTCCCTGACCGCCTTGGTCGCGACGGTGCGCGTGGTCAATGGCTCGGCGATGGTGGCCGAGGGCCCGATTTCCGGCTGCACCGTTTCCGTCCCGGGCAAAAAAACATTCATCCCATCGACTGCGCAGACTAACAAATCCTTCTCGATTGAAGCCTGGGCCTCGGATATCAACCAGAGCGAGTCCTACACGGGGATGAAGGTCTCAAAGGCCGCGGTGAACTGCCCGACCGGTGGGATTGCCGACGTAACGTTCGACTTCGCCGGCCAAGGCATGACGCCGGCGCAGACGCAATATTTCACCTCGCCCACCTCCGCGCCGACATTTGCATCCGAGGCTTCGGTGAACGGCGCGATCTGCGTAAACGACGCGCCGCAGACCACGGTTACCGGCATCAGCTTCGCGATCGACCGAGCCATGACCGGTGACGCGGTGGTCGGCGCCTTTGTCGCTCCGCAGATCAATCCTGGCATTTTCAAGGTGACCGGCTCGATGACGGTGCTGTACTCGGACAACGTGCTGCGGGACCTGTTCATCAGCGAGACAGAAACCGATCTATACCTCGTGCTCACCTGCGACAACACGGCCGCCTCCGACTTCGTGGCCTTCACCATGCCGCGGGTGAAACTGAACAGTTCGGTCAAGGACGACAAAGTGCAGAACATCGTTCAGACCTTCGCTTTCCAGGCCCTCTACAACAACAACGGCGGGGCCGGCGTCAATGAGGAACTGACCACGATCAGCATTCAGGACACGCAGGCATAAGGCCCGTTCACTACTGGAGGATCACACCTTGTCGTTCGAATTGGGAAGCATCGAAGCAGTCGAAACGATAGAAATCGAGATCAAGGACCCTGTCGCCGAGAAGACCGGCACCGGGTGGTTCGTGACCATCGCCGGGCCCAATCACCCAGTTCATGCCGCCAAGGCGATCGAGCGAGCGCGCAAGCTGCAGCTGGCGATGGTGCTAGAGGGCCGCGAGCGCGTGATCGAGCGCAGCCTGGACGATCAGGCGCAGGCGCGGGTCGAAATGGCGATCTCGTGCACAGTTGCCTGGCGGGGCCTCATGAACGGGCAGGGCGAGCTCGCCTGCGATCCGTCGAACGTGCGCAAGGTCTTAGCCGATCCGAAGCAGTCCTGGGTGGTCGATCAGATCACGGAAGTCCTGAACGACCGCGCGCGTTTTATTCGGCGCTCCGCGAACGCCTGACCAGGCGCGTGGAGCGCGAAGCAGAACTGATGGCCGATGCGGGCGACGGCAAAACGGTCATCGAGCATCTGCGCAGGGTGCAGCGCCAGGCGGGGCGCACGCCTCCCGAGATGGTCCTGCCGGAGGTTCCGGATTGCGCGACTTATCTGGCCCAGGCATTCGGCGAATTGAGCCGGCAACGCGGATCGACGGGCTTCGGTCCACAGCGGCTCTCGATCGAAGCAATACATGGATGGGCGCGCGCGCGCGGCTTCGCCTGGACGGCATGGGAAATTGAAACGATCGGCGCGATGGATGCGGCGCTGCTCGGCAAACTGAACGCAGCGAAGGAGGCCTGACGTGGCAAAGAATATCGGCCAGCTTTTGATTCAGATGGGCTATGACCTCGCCCAGATGAAGGCGGACTCGGCCGAGGCCAAGCGCATAAATCAGGAGGCCTGCAACGCGATCAAGGACGCCTGGGGTTCTATTACCGGCGCGGTAGCGATCACTGGCCTGGGCCTGTCCGTGAGAGAGATCGCGGTCGAGTTCCTGAACCTCGCGGAGGAAATGCGCCAGATGTCGATCGAGGCGCAGAAGGTGGGCGTCACGGTCGACCAGTATGAGACGTTCTCCTATGCGCTGCAGATGGCGGGCGGCAATGCGGAAAAAGCGCAGACCGCCCTCGGGATGCTCGATCGCCAGATATCGCAGGCCGCGGCCGGATCGAAGGTGGCGCAGGAGCATTTCACGGATCTCGGAATTGCCTACAAGAACGTCGATGGCACGGTGCGCGACGCCTACCAGATCATGCGGGACCTGGCCGACGTGTTCGCATCGCACGCGGACGGAGCCACCAAAACGGCCTGGGGGCTGGCCCTGTTCGGCCGCAGTGGCAAGGAGTTGATCCCGGTTCTGAACGAGGGGTCCGCCGCGCTCGATGAGATGGACAAGCACCTCACGGACCTGGGCGACCGGGTATCCGAGCAGGAGCAAAAGCACGTCAAGGACTTCGAGCAATCCTGGATCGACCTGAAGAAGGCGATCCACGGCGCCGCAATGGAGGTCGAGGATACGGCGCTGCCGGCAATGACGAAGCTTAATAAGTTCCTGACCGAATCGGTCACCGGCCACGCGCAGAGCAAGCGAACCCTGGACCTATGGGCCGGAATGCTGCAGGGCCTTTCGATGGCGGGCGCAGCGCCTGGGTTCGGCGGCATGGGTCCGGCGACCCTGCCGCCGACTTCGATGCCAGGATTCGGCCCGCAAGTTCAATCCTCGATGATCGATGAGATCGCCAAGATGGCGCAGGCCGGCATGGGCAAGTTCTCGGTCGGCGATATAGGCCTGCCGCAGATGCCGGCGATATCGACTGCTTCCGGCAATCAACGCTCAGAACTCGACCGACTCGTCGAGTCGCTGGAAAAGCAAAAGGCCGCCCTCGAGGGCAACGCCGACGCATGGGAAAAGGAAGCGCTCGCGAAGGCGAACGCCCTTAAACCGGATCCGACCGAGCTCGCGAAGGGCCTCGCGCTGGTTGGCCAGATCGAGAGCATCAAGGAGCTGCGGCAGTATTACGAGGATCTGGACGAGGCCGAGAAACTTGAGGCCGAGACCACTGCAAAGCGCCAGCGCCAGGCAGAGCAGGTCACGCAATATGTGATCGCAATGTCCAAAGACGAGGCGACGGCCAAGGGCCAGCTGGTGGACAAGAGCTATGAGGCGACGCGAGCCCGCGAGCGCGAGGCCTTGTCCGCGCAGATGCTCGGCAACTACATCCGCGAGGCCGGCAAACTTGAAGGCGATTCGCTGCAGGCTGCGGGCGACGCCTTCACCAGGCATTACAACCTGATGATGCACGGTTTCGACGATGAGACGGCCAAGGCGCACACCTGGGCACAGGGCTGGGTCGATGCCTTCGCCAAATTCAAGGATGCGGCCAATGACAACGCTGCGCACGCCGGGAAAATCTTCGACGATATGACCAAGGGCATGGAGGATGCCCTGGTCACATTCGTGCAGACGGGAAAGCTGGATTTCAGCCAACTGGCGAACTCGATCATCGCCGACCTCGTCCGAATCAGTGTCGAAAAGCAGATCGTCGGCATGTTCGGAACCGGCGGCTTCCTGAACGGCTGGTTCGGCATAGGTCAGGGCCAGTCGCCAGCGCCAATCACGGATCTGTCGACGCCGGCAGCCGGATCCAGTCTCGCATGGGCGGCAGGAGGCGGCGATATTAGCGGTCCGACGATCGTTGGCGAGAAAGGCCCAGAGCTTTTCATCCCGCGCGGCGCCGGCAGCATCGTTCCGAACGACAAGCTCGGCGTGCATATCGTCAATGCGCCAACAATCAACATCGACAGCCGCACCGACTCGGGCCAGATCGGCGGGATCGTCAATTCCGCCATGGCGGCCAGCGAGCAGCGGATTTACGAATCGATGCGTCGCAAGGGCGCTTTTGCGAACCGATAGGCCGCCGTGACGACCTACGCCTTTCCGACCGCAGCCAGCGGCTTCCTGCCATACCCTTCGGGCTACCAGTTCGGCCAGCGGTCGAACACGATGCTGCATACCTCCCCGCTGTCAGGAAACATCCAGACCATTGAACTGCCTGGTGCCCGCTGGTGCGTGTCGATCGTCTACACGAACCTCATCGAGCCGAACATCGGAATCCTGGAAGCCTTTCTCGCCCAACTGCGCGGCCAGGCCAATCGGGTGACGCTGTTCGACATAGTCAAACCTATGCCTACTGGCACCATGCAGGGCACGATGACCGTCAATGGCTCTATCACGGCAGGCGCAACCACCTGCACGGTGACCGCCGCCGGCCAGACAGCCAAGACGCTATTGCGCGGCGACAAGCTCAACATCGGCGGGGAACTCAAGGTCATCGTGGCCGACGCGACCTCGGATGGCAGCGGCAATATCGCGCTCACCGTGGAGCCACCATTTCGCGGCACGATCGTGAATGGGGCCTCGGTGGTCTGGAATCAACCGACGGCATTGTTTCTGCCGCAGGCGCCAGAATGGAAGCGCACCGGTGCGCAGGGTAACTGGTCGAGCTATACGTTCGACTTCGTGGAGACCTTCGCGTGATAACGATCGCAGTTGAATCTGCGGAGCAATTTGGGATTCGCTTATCGACTGTTTCGGAAATAGTTAGTCGCAAGCGTTGGAGGCATCTATGACGCGCGGACTGACAGGGAGCGCAATCACCGCCTCGCAAGCGAATGCAACAGGGGTTATTGCGCTTCTGGAACTTCTATTCGATTCTGGAACCGTTCGACTTTGCAGTGCGGCGGCGGACATTGTGTGGGGCTACGGGCCGATCCGCGTATTGACTCCGTTGACCGGCTGGTCCGCAAATTACGAGACGATCACGGGCGGACAATCCGACCCGGACGGCGGAACGAACGCGGCGCTCATCGCGGCCACGGCAAGCGGACAGAACACGTTTCTTAGTAGCGCCGACTCGACCTCTGCGCTTCAAAACAAGACGGT